TATGCCAGACATTATCGGTCGTATTGTGCCTACAAGCCAAGAAGCCCGCACATGGCAAGAGGGTATGAGTAAGGTTGTAGAGCGTGCCTTCCACTTCTTAGGCTCATTGCCTGAAACTACAGTGGCTCGTCACCCACTAGCCCGTCAAATTTATCGTGCAGAGTATAAGAATCGTTTAAACATTGCTCTTGCTACAAAGCGTTTAAACGAAGGTAATGCTGTTGAATTAACAGTAGATGAGATTAACAACCTACGCATGAATGTCATTGAGGCTACACGCAGGGAAGTTAACAGCACACTCTTTACGATTATCCGTAAGTCTTACGCAGGCGAGAAGATGCGTTTTATTATGCCGTTCTTTAACGCATGGGAAAACACTATCCGCCGTTGGTATGGTCTAACTAAAGACAATCCAGCCGTAGTCGCTCGTGCAGGACAAGTTGTTTCTTCTTTGCGTAACCAGCCAAATGTGGTTGACCAAGATGGAAACCCAACAACTGAGTTTAGTTATGACAACAAGATTGTCCTACCTATGCCAGATGCAGCAATCTCTGCAGTAGGAATGATTCCAGGCTGGGGCAAGGGAATGGCAGAGGCACTGCGTTCATCAGGAACGCAGATGTCTATTCCAATCCGAAGCCTTGACATCTTGTTCCAAGGTGAAGCAATTGCAGGATTTGGTCCTATCGTAACTATTCCAGTTAATGAATTGGTTAAGATGAAGCCAGACCTTGAGGACTTGGTTACATCAACAGTATTGCCAGTGCTTCCATTTGGTCCACAAGAAGGCGTTCTACGCCAGTTGTTCCCACCTGCAGCACAGAAACTTGTGTCAATGAAGGGTCAAGACGAGGCATGGAGCCGTACATTTAATACGGTTTACCGTTACGAATTGATTCGTTTTAACCTTGGCGAGCGCAATACATTGCCTGAACTTGGTGAGATTAAGACAATGGCAGATAACCTTTACAAGGTTAAGATGCTTTCTAACTTGGTAATGCCGTTTGCTGCACAGTATGACTCAACCTTAAGTTTCTATACACAGCAGTTCCGCCGTCTACAACAGGTATACGGACAGGATGCAGAGGCTTTGTTCCTTGAGATGTACCCTGAAATGTCACCTGCTTTGATTAGCGCTTCTTACAACCCAACAGGTGTAAACGCATCACAGGCTGCATTTAAGAACACTCAGAAGTACAGCAGTTTGATTGGCAAGATTGGTCAGACTACACCTGAGATGATTGGCTTCTTGGTCAATGACCCTGATGGCAAGTATGACTTCTCAGAGGCTGTGTACGCATGGCAGTATGGCAATGCACCTGTTCCTGGTTCTACAGAGAACTACCGTGGTCGCCGTAACCCAGCAGACTTGAAGAAGGATGCCAATGTAAAGATGGGTTGGATTGAGTTCCGTAAGAACATGAACCTTCTGGACTCACAACTATTTGCACAGGGCTACACATCATTCAATGACAATGGTGCTGAGGAACTACAAACCCTTAAGCAGATGATGGTTGCTGACATGACTAGCCGTAACAAAGATTGGGCTGCTGACTACTACAGCGTAGATAGAGGCAAGTGGATTTATCGCATGCAGTCTATGACTACCATGCTTTCAGACCCAACATGGATGAAGGAAAATGGCAGCCGACCTGTTGTTCAATCTATCGCTGTGTATCTAAATCTACGCAGCCAGATTGCTAGAGAATTGGCAAGCCGTAAGGCATACGGAATGTCATCCACCCTAACAGCAAAAGATAACGCAGACCTAGATGGTTTGTGGAATCAGACTATCGCTCAACTTCTTCAAGGCTCTGGTGAGTTTGAAGATTTCTATAACCGCTTCTTGCAAAATGACCCTGTGACTTTGGGATAGGACTATGGACGAAAAAGTAATCTACGACATACTCAAAAAGGAACACCCTGAATGGTCAGAGAGCAACCTTCGTAATACGGCAAAACAAATTGTTGCGAACCCAGAAGTTCTTCAAGGCGGTTTAATTGGTGGCGTACTCAGCAAGGCTGCTGCAACAAAAATAGGTCAAAAGTTTGCTGCTACAAAAGTAGGAGAAGGCGTAAAGACTGTTACTGGTCTTGCTAAAACAGCAAAGAAGCCAACAAAAAAGCAAGCGCTTCTTGGTGGTGGAGCACTTGGTCTTGCAGGTTTAGCATTTACTGGTAGCGGAGATTCAGGAACAACTGATGCTACAGAACAAGCAAATGCAGATTTGATGTTTCAAGCAGCCCAGTATGAGGCAGCAGGTGGAGACATCAATGCTCTTTTAAACACACAAGCAGGGCAACAGTTAATAAAGAATCCTAACTTTAGTCTTGGTTCTATTATGAATAGTGGTAATGTATTTACTGGAACTACTGGTGTTTACACAGGCAAGCCAGTCACTGTCAGCCAATACGAATGGGGCAGTGGAGGCGCTAAGCCTAAGACAACTATTACAGATACTATTTCATTAACAGACTGGAAGAATCAATTCCCTATTGCTGACCCAAAGGCTTTGGCTCAATGGAAGTCAACTCTTGTATCTGCTGGTGTAGTTAGTGCAAGCGCAGGCTTGGCTGAACTTAAGCAACAGTGGGAAGCATGGGGACAGGCATCACAAGATGCTGGTCGTCAAAATCAGAAGTTAAGTCCTTATCAACTACTTGACATCCAACGCGGACTATGGGGCGGTGGAGGTAAAGATTATGAAACTTCATACCAAGTCAACTTACTTAAGCCTGAGAATGTTAAGTCTGTTTACAAGGCTGCAAGAGAACAAGAGGCTGGCGCTATTGCAGGAGATGAAGCCGCTGCAGCATTTGCAGAGCGCGTAAAGGCTCAGCAAATGAAGAATCCTACTAAGACTGAGTATAAGAAAATTAAGGGAAAGATGACTCCTGTAACTACACCAGGTTACGGCGAGGCAGAAGCAACTGCTGCTGCATTAGCCCTTGCTAAGAAGGACCCATTGTACGCAGAGTTTCAGACATCAAATGTATTTGGTTCAGCAGTTCAGAAGGCATTGGGGGTTAGACCATAATGGCAGATGCAAAAACAGCACTGGCTAAACTCCAGAGCGGACAGACATTAACCGAAGAAGAAAGAATACTTCTTGGTTTGGCAGATGACCCGTTGGCTGGAGAAGATGGCAACACAACAGTTCCTTCAATGACGACTTGGATTGTTAATCTTCTTAAGAATATTCCTGAACTTAAGAACATCTATGATTCCGTACGCAATCCAGATGGCAGTTTTAACCGCACTGTAGATGCCATTGTAGATATGATTACCAGCAGTTCTTGGTACCTAGACAATGGACCAACTGTTGCTGCCAATGTTGCTGCACGCTACAAGTATGGCGAGAAGTACTACAACCAAAAGGTTGGTCAGTACAAGATTACTATCTCTGGTCTTGCTACAGCGATTGGCTTAGATGTTAATGACCCAACTGTTGCTGACTACCTAGAAGGTTTAGCAGAGACATCATTCCTCAATGGCTGGGATGAGGACTACATTGAGAATACAATTATCGGCAATGCTGACATTGTTAACAAAATCAGTGGCGGAGCCTACGCAACAGCAGTACAAGACTTGGCTGAGTATGGCAACCTTATGGGCTTTACCCTAAGCGATACAACCAGAAAAGATTACCAACGCCGTCTTATTGGTGAAGTAACCGAAGGTGGACTTCGTGCTCGTACTACACCAGACCAGATTAAAAAAGAAATTCGTGATAAGCAGGCTTTGCTTTATCCAATGTTTGCCGATGACTTTGCAGTAGGTCGTACCCTTTGGGATGTAACAGCATCACAGCGTAAGAAGTGGGCTGACCTATTGGAACTCAATGAAGATGACCTTGACTGGAATGACCCACTGTGGAAAGACGGCAAAATCTTTACCATGGTTGATGAGAAAAGTGGCAAGGTTGTTGCTCGTCCAGCATGGGATGCCGAGAAACTTATTAAGGCAGATGACCGCTGGCAGTACACAGAAAATGCTGTAAAGACCTACGACAAGTGGGGTACTGGAATTCTTACTAAGTTCGGAATGGCGGCTATCTGATGTTTAGATTTGGTGACCCAAACACGATGAGGGTTGACGGAGAAGAACAACCTACAAAAGTTGTATCTACTCAACGCAATGACACTACCAAGATGACAGATGCTGAAATAAAGGCTGCCTCCATTGCTGCTGCAAGAGAACTTGCAATGACACCTTATGCACAACTTTCCGCTGATGAGCGTGCTGCAATGAGTCCAGCAGAAAAGACTGCTTATATTAAAGCAGCCCGTGAAGAACAGGCTCGTCTTGCAGCAGAAGAACGCGCTGCATCTGACCCTATGTTTGATTTTAGCAATCGTCCAGATGCCCCACCTTCTGATTCTGGTTTTATTAACTATTACTCTTGGGTTGGTGGAGTAACTTCTGGGCAATGGAAACTTTACCGTGCTGTAGATACTCCAGAAAATCAAGCAAAATATGGCTCTCGTTCAATCGGTGGCGAAACTCAAGCAACCCCTGATAGCGCTGTTGGTGCAAATGCTCTTGCTAAGCAACCTCAACCTATTAAAGATGATAAGGGAAACATTACTGGTTGGACTACTGATGGCTCTGGCTCAACACTTACTGATTCTACTGGCGTAACTGGCGTAACAGGAGTTACTGGTGTTACTGGTGTTACTGGTGTTACTGGTGTTACTGGTGTAACAGGAGTAAGTGGTACAGGAACTGGCGCAAAAAGTCTTACTCAGGCAGATGTAGATGCAGCCGTTGCTAAAGCAGTTGCTGCTGCTACTGCAAAGACAGATGCTCTAATTGCCCAGCAGAAAGCCGATGCTGCTGCTGCTAAGTTTGCTACAAAAGTAAAAGCATCAGACCGCCTTAAGGCTATGTTTGAAGGAGTTGGTTTAGGAACTCTTGCTCCCTTTATTGACAAGCGAATTATGGAAGATGCTTCTGAGGAATCAGTTCTTCTTGAACTTTACGACCAACCAGAATACCAAGCGCGTTTTCCAGGCATGAAAGCGCTTCGCTCTAAGGGAAAGACAATTACCGAAGCCGAGTACATTAAAGATGAAAAAGCATTTGCTCAGACAGCACGCTTCTTTGATATTCCAGTAGGATTCTATGACACACCTGATGACTTTGGAAAACTTATTGGAAATCTTGTTTCTCCAAAAGAATACCAAGACCGCTTACAGGTAGGTCAAGATTTGGCTCGTCAGATGTCGCCAGGTGCAAGAGCACAACTACAAGAGTTTTACAATGTAGGCGAAGGTGGTATTACTGCCTATGTTCTTGACCCTGAAAGAGCACTGCCTCTTATTCAGAAGCAAGCAAAGTCTGCACAGTTTGTTGGCTTTGGGCGTGAAAAGGGCTTCAAGTTAGAAGGCATGACCGCTGCCCAGGCAGAACAAATTGTTGGAACAGAAGCCTACGCCAAACTGTCAGCACAACAAATGCAGACAGCACTTGGTCAAGCAGCACAACTACGCCAGACTCAATCTCGATTGACAGGTATTGAGGGCGAAGTTTACAACGAAGGTGAAGCGCTCAGTGCTGTTATTGAAGGAAGCCCAGAGGCAATCCTTGCATCACAGCAACGAGCACAGCGCGAAGGCGCTCGCTTTGGTGGTGGCTCTGGAGTAACAGGCTCATCACTTCGTTCAACAACAGCAATATAAAAGAATCCCCACCGTGACCGACTAGCCCACGGGGGCGTACAAGTCTAGGAGCAATAGCCAGTTTGGTTTCCCCGAACCTTATTGTGGATTGCGAATACAACTACTAACAAGGGAGATAGGCTGATGCCTACAAATTACCAGTTCGATGACGAAGATGACATTGATACATCAACAGATGTAGTGTCTCAACTCCGTAAGGTAAATCGTGCGCTCGAGAAGCGTGCAAAAGAACTAGAACAGGAGTTGAGTGGTCTTAAAACACAGACCCGTCAACGCACTGTCAAGGATGTGTTACAGGCTAAGGGATTAAACCCAAAGATTTCCGCCTTTATACCACAAGATGTAGATACCTCTGAGGAGGCTATTGCAGCGTGGGTAGATGAATACGGTGATGTCTTTGGTGTACAGCCCGCTCAAACAAATGATACGCCAACACAAAGAGGTCCTGATGTCTCAGCACAAAACCGTATGAACAATGTAATCGCCACTGGCTCAATGCCAGATATTGACGAGGACATGTTCTCAAAGGTTAGCGGTGCTAAGACTAAAGAGGACTTAGACGCACTCCTTGGATTTAAATAACCTAAAACATCAACCAATCACCAGGAGGTGAACAAATGGCATATAACGACACAACCTCGCTTGGCGGACTCGTCAAGACAGCGTATGACCGTTATGTAGAATTCGCACTTCGCGCTCAGCCAATGATTCGTGCAGTTGCTGACAAGCGCCCAGTGCAACAGGCAATGCCAGGTTCAAGCGTTGTATTCTCACTTTACAATGACTTGGCACCTGCAACATCGTCTCTTTCAGAAACAACTGATGTAGATGCAGTAGCACTACCAGATGTTTCAACAGTTTCTGTAACTCTAAATGAGCAAGGAAACTCATCACTTACAACTCGCAAGTTAGAGTTGTTCTCACTATCAGATGTTGACCCAGCAATCGCTGACATCATCGCATACAACATGGCAGACTCTTTGGATGTCATTGCCCAGACACCACTTCGTCAGGGTACAAATGTTATCTATTCAGGTACAGCAACATCAACAGCAACAATCACAGCAGGTATGACTATCACATCTGCTAACCTTCGTAAGGCAGTTGCTAAGTTGCGTACAAACAAGGCTGTTCCTCGCATGGGAAGCCTATACTGGACAGGTATCCACCCAGAAGTTTCACACGACCTTCGTGCTGAGACAGGCAATGTTGGATGGCGTGACATCCACACACACACAGAGCAGTCACAGGGCAACCTATGGGCTGGCACAATCGGTACATACGAAGGTGCTTTCTATGTAGAAAACCCACGCATGTACTCTGCTAAGTCAGGTGCAGACCAGACCGCTCTAGCAACAACTGCAGTAACAGTCGCTGGTACATCAGCAGGCTTTACATTCGGTGTTGCTTCAACAGCAGTCATCGCTTCTCGTGCAGAAGTTGGTGACAAGATTGCAGGAACAGGTATCGCTTCTGGTGCCAAGATTACTGCTATCGAAACATCAGGTTCAACAACAACAATTACTGTTGACACAGCAAACACTGCTGCTGTTACAGCAACTACAGTTGTAACCGTTACACCAGTAACTCGCGTATTCTCAACAATCCTCTGCGGTAAGCAGGCATTGGCTGAGGCTGTGGCTCAGGAGCCAGGCGTAGTTATCGGTAATGTGACTGACCGCTTGATGCGTTTCCGCCCAATCGGATGGTACGGCGTACTTGGTTTCGCCCGCTACCGTGAGGCTGCGCTATACCGCATTGAATCAGGCTCATCAATCGCTGCACTTTAATCGTGCGGGAGGGGTGGGGCGAAAGCCCTGCCCCTTCACTTATTAGTAAGGACAAACAATGACTCAGTATACATTCACAACACCAACTGTTGAAGAAACTCCAATGGGTGAGGGAGTCTTGTTTGAGCGTTACACCATCACAAGAGGTGTCACTGTGATGCGACATAATGGTATCTATTCCTCTTACCGATACCCAAGTCAGATAGAAACACTCTCTGCACAAGAACTGTACATGGGTGGAACTGTCACTGTTATTGACCAGGCTACCGCTGATGCCCTTACTGCCCAAGGATACGGCGCTTACATAGAGGCTATCTAATGAGTTTACATCAAAGACAAACGCACCCTGAATTTGTGGAAGGTTGCTTTGGTTGCAAAGCAGCAACACTTGAGATGGGAGTAGGCGATGCCAACACTAAAGTTGCAATGTCTACTAGCAAGTGGGATGCAGAACTAAAAGCCTATAAGGATGCTCGTGCTCAAGGCATCCAGCCAGCAGGAACAAGCATGGCAAAAGTGCAAGAGGCAGTAAGAATTTCCGACAAGGTTGGTAAAGCCTTTGACGGTAATACAGGAACATTCGTCTAGGAGGAATCATGGCAGCAAGGAAGAAGCCAGTAAAGGCAAAGGTACAAGTAGTTGATGATAACTACACACCTTTAGAAGCCTATTGCATCGGACTCAATGAGTACTGGAAGGCGCTTAAGAAGGCAGGCTTTCCAGAGTCTATTTGCATGACAATGATTATGGATAAAGATTCATACCCAGATTGGATTCTTCCTAAGCCAATCAACCCAACTGACATACCACTGTTCGACCCCTACGAAGATGAAGATGAGGACTAATTATGTGCATTAAATGTGGATGCTACGGCTCAGTAAACCCCTACGGTGTAGGCGGTCGCGCAGTTAACGCTGCTCCAACAGAGGCAAACATTGCCCAGTACAACAACATCAAGATTGTTCGCATTGGCGAAGAAGGACCTATGGAAGAAAAGGATGACAAGAATGAAGAAAAGTACTCCTAAGAAAGACAAGGTTGCCAAGGTAATGGGTGAGTTTAAACGCGGAACTCTCCATGCTGGCAAGAACCCAAAGGGTCCTAAGAAGGCAGCGGTAGTCAAGAACCGCAAGCAGGCAATCGCTATTGCATTGTCTGAGGCTGGCAAGGCTAAGAAGCGTGCCAAGTAAAAAAGATTCACGGTTGGCACGAGCAGGAGTGTCAGGATATAACAAGCCTAAGCGCACTCCTTCTCATCCAACTAAGTCACATGTTGTGGTTGCCAAAGAAGGTAGCCAAGTTAAGACCATTCGTTTTGGTCAGCAAGGGGTAACTGGCGATAGAAAGCCAACAGCCCGTCAAGCATCATTCAAAGCACGCCACGCGAAGAACATTGCCAAAGGCAAGATGAGCGCGGCGTTCTGGGCGAATAAGGTGAAGTGGTGAAGAAGAAAGCATTTTGGGATAAGCCAAACCCTAAGAAAAAGTCAACCCCATTGACATCAGCACAGAAGGCTAAGGCAAAGGCTGCGGCTAAAAAGGCTGGCAGACCATATCCAAATCTTGTGGATAACGCAGCAGCACGGAGAAAGGCTAAGTAATGGCAACAGGTAGAGCAGGAAGTTCATTGGCAGACGAACTCAATCGTCTTGCAAACGGTGGTACTTATCCAGTCATGACAGCCTATGAGGTTGAGCAGGGTGCTGCTAACTCTTGGGCTGGTACATCTGGTCTAGGTCTTATTGCTGCTCTCAACTATAAGGCTGACTCAACACGCCAGCCTGATGACTACAAAGACTATAACGCCATTTGCAATGAGTTAGCAGGAACTACTGGACTATCAGGAGTCGTAGCCTTAAGGAGCATTGACCTATGAGTTCTACTTTTAATGAACTAGCAGACCGCGTTGAAGCGGTACTGCATGGCTACACAGAGAACACTGAGCCAAGCACTTGGCTTACTACCAGTGCTACAAGCACAACAACAACTCTAAGTGTTTATGATGCCACAGGCATTGGTCGTGGTTATGTGCAGATTGATGATGAAATTATATTTGTCAACAGCACAGACAATGTGGCTAATACTCTTACCCTTGCACCATGGGGTCGTGGACAGCGTGGCACTACCGCTGCAGCCCATGACCAGAACGCAAAGTTAACAGCATCTCCATTGTTCCCACGCAATGAAATTAAGAAGGCTATTAACAACACTGTTGATGCAATGTACCCAATGGTATTTGCTACAGGTAGTACAGACTTTGCATTTATTGCAGCACGCACCACATACCAATTGCCTAGTGATTTCCAAAACGCATTAAGCGTTACTTACTCAACTGTTGGTCCAACTAAAGAATGGCTTCCTGTGCGTGGGTATACCTTAGACCGCTCAGCAGATACAGATGCTTTCTCATCTGCTCGTAGCATTAGTATCTATGCAGGTATTGTTCCTGGACAGACAGTGCATGTGTTCTACTCAAAGCGCCCAACCCTTATGACCAGTGGAACAGATGTCTATGACACAACTACTGGCTTGCCTTCGTATTCAGAGGATGTTGTCATCTACGGCGCAGCCTTCCGAATGATTTCTTTCTTGGACCCTTCACGCCTTGGTCCTCAGTCAGCATCTGCAGACATTCTTGATGGTGTGCGACCAACAGGTTCTGGACAGAACGCTTCCAGATATTTGTACAACATTTACCAGCAGCGTTTAAACGAAGTTGCGGACAACCAGCGCCGTCAACACCCAATCCGTTCCCACTACCAGAGATAGGTTAAAAAATGGCAGCAGGCGACCCAGGCTCCCCAGCGCGGTACTACTCCTCAACCGCAGTAGAAACAGCGCTATCAGGTTCCATTCCAGCACAGGCACAAGGAGCGGCTAACACCGCGTTCATTGTTGCATCTGTCTCTGGCTTCCCAGGCAATTACCCTTACACACTTATTGTTGACCCTGATACTTCCAAAGAAGAAGTAGTCACAGTTTATGCTGGAAGCGGTACAACACTTAGCGTGTATCGTGGTGAGGATAACACTCAAGGCGTAGCACACTCCGCAGGAGCAGTTGTTCGCCACGGTGTATCAGGTCGAGACTTCCGTGAGTCAGAAAATCACATTGCTGCTCGTGGTTATGACATTGACCAGACTATCCTTGATGCTGCAGACCAGACACATGTTCACGGTATTGCAACAGGTGATGGTGTAATCGTTGGTACTCTCAAGTCTCAGACACTTACACAAAAGACTCTTACTACACCAATCATTAACGGCGCTACTATCAGTGGAGCGTTTACTTCAACTGCTACTGTCACTGGTGGAACATTTACTTCTGTTACTGTAACAAGTTCTACCATCTCAACTAGCACATTTACTGGTTCATTTACAGCATCTTCTGCTACTTTTGTAAGCCCAACTATCTCAGGCTCACCTGTTATTACTGGTCTTTCATCTGTTGGCATGGTTAACTCATCTGCTACACCTAAGATTTATGTAGATACAATTCTTGGAGATGCAACAGCCGCCGCTATTAGTGCAGCCTCTGCTGCAGTCAGTGCTACATCTGCTGCTACAAGCGCCACAAGCGCTGCATCAAGTGCAACTGCTTCTGCTTCATCAGCCTCAGCATCTGCAACGAGTGCAAGTGCTGCTGCTACAAGTGCTGCTTCCGCAGCAACTTCTGCTACAGCAGCGGCTACAAGCGCCACAAGCGCAGCGGCTTCTGCAACGGCTGCAGCCACTAGCGCAACGAGTGCTGCTGCTTCTGCTACAACTGCTGCAGCATCTGTAGCAACTATTGCAGGCTATGCAACAGCATCTGCTAACAGCGCAAGCGCTGCTGCAACCTCAGCAACCTCTGCTGCTGCATCAGCCACTGCTGCTGCTACAAGTGCTGCAAGTGCTGCTGCTTCTACCAGTGCTGCTGCAGCCTCGGCTGCTGCTGCTGCAACATCGGCAACTAGCGCATCTGCATCAGCAACCGCTGCAGCAACAAGTGCTACATCTGCTGCTAACTCAGCATCTGCTGCTTTAACATCAGAAACAAATGCAGCAACATCTGCTTCAAGTGCATTAACTAGCCAGACTGCTGCAGCAACATCTGCTACCTCTGCTGCTACATCTGCAGCATCGGCAGCAACAAGTGCAACATCTGCAGCAACTACATACGATGAGTTTGATGACCGTTATCTTGGTAGCAAGTCAACCGCTCCTACAGTAGATAATGACGGCAACCCACTTCTTGTTGGTGCTATCTATTGGAACTCAACCCTTAACAACATGTATGTGTGGTCAGGTTCTACATGGGTGCAGATTGCTACAACTAGCGTTTACACAGCACCTACTCTTGGCACTACAACAATTTCTTCTGGCACAACATACTCAACTATTGATGCTTTAACATTAAACAATGGCACACTTACTGGCACATTAACAGCAGCATCTTCATCAGGAACTAATGGTCAATACCTACAGTCAACTGGAACTGGTGTTCAATGGTCATCTGTTGCTGGATATTCAGCACCCACCCTTGGTTCAACAACAATCGCATCAGGTTCAACTAATACTACATTGGTTGGATTTACAAAACTTCGTTCGGATACATTCACAACACTTGATGCTAACGGATACGAAATTGATTTGGAACTCATGGCTATCATGGGTGCGTTCTAAGAAAGGGAACAATAAATGGCAACAACAACTAAAGCACTAGCAAGAGCAGCCTTTGCTACATCATCGGCTACCCTTTACACAGTGCCATCTGCAACAACAACAGTAGTAAGTAACATCGTTATTGCTAATACTGCTGCCTCTGCTGGTACATTTACACTTGCACTCAATGGTATCGCTATGGCATCGGCAGTATCTATTCCTGCCAATAGCATTACAACCATTGACCTTAAGCAGGTTCTTGCAGCAACTAACACAATTACTGGTCTAGCATCTGCTACAACTATTAACTATCACATCAGCGGAGTGGAGATTGCATAATGGCTATTGATAGAATCCCTGGGGTTGGTCCTCAAAATACAGACATTGCTACAGCAGTAGCCGCTGCTGTACCTACTAATTCATCTATTGCTGCAGCAGTTCCTACTAACTCAAGCATTGCTAACGCAGTAGCAGCAGCAGTGCCAACTAACTCAAACATTGCAAATGCCGTGGCTGCTGCTGTACCTACAAATACTTCTATTGCAACAGCAGTTGCTGCTGCAAACAACACAAATGTTACAAACATTGTTTCATCTTTAGCGGCTGCTAAAACTTGGCGTAGCCAAAGATTTACAACCAATGGAAACTGGACCGCGCCAACTGGTGTTAACTATGCAAAAGTTTTACTTGTTGGTGGTGGCGGTGGAACAGGAAACCCAGGCGGCGCGGGTATTGGCGGCGGTGGTGGTGGTCAAGTATATGATGAAATAATTGCCGTTACAGCAGGAACAAATTATGCCATTACTATTGGTGCAGGCGGAGCAGGTGCCGCTACAGGAGGGGCAAGTAATTTTGGCAACATTTTATCTGCAGGAGGTGGTGGAAACGGTACCTCTGGCGCAAACGCTGGCGGTCAAGGAAACGCTGGAACCTTTAGTTACGGTGGCTATCCTGGCGGTGGCGCAGCGAATATAACTGGTGGTGCAAACACAAATGGCGGCAGCGGTGGAGGTTCTGGTTCAAGCGGTTCTGCTCAAGGCGGCGGCGGTGGCGGTGGCGCTGGAGGCTGGGGAAGCAACGGTTCTCTGGATTCTGCCTCTAACAACCCTTCTGGCGTTGGAGCAATAGGAGGTCCAGGGCTAAACGGCTTTGGCGGTGGTGGTCCAGGTAATTCATCTTCTACAACTGGTGGTGGTGGTTCTGCTAGACCTAACACTGGCGGTGGAGGTGCTGCGCCAGGACCTAATGCTGGTGCAGCGTTTTCTGGTGGAAGTGGTTACTGTAGAGTAGAGTGGGAAGCATAAAAATGGCACATTTTGCAGAAATAGATAACAACAATGTAGTTCTTCGAGTAACAGTTGTTCCAGATGAAGAAGCCCACAGAGGGCAAGAGTACATGAATCAAGACCTTGGACTTGAGGGAACATGGTTGCAAACATCATACAATACTTATGAAGGTACACATAGACTAGGTGGAACTCCATTTAGAGGAAACTATGCTGGACAAGGATACATTTATGATTCAACCTTAGATGCATTTTACTTACCTCAGCCATACCCATCTTGGACATTAGACACAGAAAAATTTAAGTGGGTTGCTCCAACACCTAGACCAACTCCAGGGTATTATGTATGGAACGAAGAATCATTATCCTGGGAATCAGGGGAATAAAGAGGAAATAGTGAATATAATCTTTACCAATACGGGAAACATTCCAGATGAGTTTACTCCAAAACCTGCATCAAAATTTATTCCAGATTGGTACAAGAATTTAGATTCATATTTAAATGGCAAAAAAGCGCCAACAGGTAGTGGCACATCTGCTGCTACTGCTAAGCGTTGTATGCCAATCTTTGATGCCATAAGCGCTGGTTACATAATCGTTAGCCCTGCTGATGTTTATGTTAGCCAGCGTGATGGGCAGCCTTATTATGAATGGGCTAATTTTGGATTGATTCAATTTCATCCAAAAGAACAAGCCCCCGAACATCCCCACCGAGGAGGAGCAGAGGCATTTCCTAAATGGATTAACCATTGGGCAATCAAAACTCCTAAAGGTTATTCAACTATGTTTGTTGCCCCCTTTCACAGGGAGTCGGTATTTAACATCCTTCCAGGAATAGTTGATACTGATACATATACTGCTCCAATCAACTTTCCATTTACTTTGAATGACCAAAAGTTTGAGGGTATTATTCCAGCAGGAACCCCAATAGCCCAGGTAATTCCATTTAAACGAGAAGGTTGGGAGATGGGTATTGGTGGAGAAAAAGAGTTTATTGAACAGGCTCAAGTAACTAACAAATTGATAACTCGTTTTTTTGACCGATACAAATCTATGTTTAGACAGCCCAAAGAATACAAATAACAAATAGTTATTACGCCTGAGCATGCGTTTAAACTGCTCTATTTTTTATGCCTAAAACTTAAGGAGACATAGTGGCAAGTAGACCGCCAGACATATCCGAGCGCGTGATAATTGACCTTTCAGGTCGAACCGCTGCTTACTATGACCCAACCACATACAAGTTTGATGTTGCTATTGGTGGCATGCCGTTTATCTATGGCATCACAGATGCAACTCCATACCGCCGTCAGACTGCAGAGTTTAGAACTCAACGCTTTGACAATGCTCGTGACCCAGGTGAGCAGTCGCTCTCAGGCTCAGGCTACTGGATTCGCTCACAGTCATCCTTCCACTTAGGTGGAGGCATCAAGTATCAGGAGCCTATCGTTGGTACAACCGATGAGGTGAAGTTTCAGTTCTCTGACTCAGTAGGTTTAGACCCATGGACTCCAGGACAGTTGAGCCTGCTCCACTCTACAAGCCTTACACAGGCTTCTACTGCCCGCTCAGGGGTATTTTCTACCATCATCAGTGGTACTGAGTACCTTGTTAAAGTGACTGGTTCAGCAGCCGTTACAGCCCGCGTGACTATCACTACTACTGCTGGCTCATCAACAACAGTTATTAACAACAGCGCAATTACAGAAGAAATTTTGTATGCAGCAATGGGTGGTAATGACTTGATGATGGTTACACCCACAAAGGTGTGGCGTTATTCTTTTGACGAAACAACACCAGCCTTACATCAAGACTACGCAATCAACACAGCCAATGCTGCAACTGCTTTTATTGCTTATGTAAAGCAACGCTACATGCTTGCTTATACTGATGTCAATAAGAATACATTTGTCTACGAATTAAACCGTAACCTTGGCTCAAGCATTAACCTCAGCACCCTTACTGCTGTCAATGGTAGTGCTACCTTACCTATTGGATTTAGATTCATGGGTATCACAGAGTCGAGTGCTGCTATCTATGTGGGTGGATTCTCAGGCGACCAAGGTATTGCCCTTAAGATTACAGTAGATAACACTGGTGCTTTAGGCACCATGACCACAGTACTTGTACTACCTCGAGGCGAGCGCCTTACTGCTATGTACGGCTACCTTGGTACATTCGTAGCCCTTGGTACTAGCCGAGGTGTGCGTATTGCAATTTCAGATTCTACTGGCAACCTATCTTATGGTCCACTTGTATACGAATCAGCCTATGACATCTACGCATTTACTGCCAGCAATGAGTTTATCTATGCTGGAGTAAAGGGTGAAGTAAATAGTTATTCAGGACTTATCCGCATCAACCTTGGAGCACCACTTGGTAGCGGTAAGTATGCCTATGCTAAGGATGTATACGCAGAAGGTGTGACTGGTTATGTCTGGTCTATTGCTACATTTGCCAATGGACACAAAGCATTTACAGTCGAGGACTCTGGCTTATGGAGTGAGTCTCAAACGAATTATGTTGAATCAGGTGAAATAACAACTGGCATTATCCGCTTTGATACCTTTGAGAACAAGGCATGGAAGCGTATTAAGATTCGTATTGAGGATGTATTACAAGGGGACATAGACATGTTCCGCGTTATTGATGGTGTTGACATAGCGTTTCAGACAATCCCAGAGGGAACAACTGAAATTTACGACTATGACTTAGCCCCAGTATTTTCTACGGTTGCCGCAGAAGCACAGTTTAAGTTCCGTTTAAACAGAAATAATACGGATACAACTAAAGGTGCTGTTGTTTATGGGTACTCAGTTAAGGCTTTGCCTACACCTACTCGTGCTCGTGTAATTCAACTTCCATTATTTTGTTTTGACCAAGAGACTGACCGCAACAAGCAAATCATTGGCTTTCAAGGTTACGCACTTGCTCGCTTACAGGCACTAGAACAGATGGAAGCATTGGGCGAAACGCTCATCATTCAAGACTTTACTGCTGGTGGAGAACCTATCGAAGCAGTAGTTGAGCAGGTTACATTTACCCGCACAACACCACCTAACGCAAACTTCTCTGGCTATGGTGGAGTAATTCAAGTAGTTGCCCGTACTGTCGTCTAATACATAAGGAAAATAAATGACTCCTGCTCAGTGGCTAGGTCTAGCCGTATCCGTTTGTACACTTGTTGCTGCTTTTGCTACCGCAGTACGGTGGTTAGTTAAGCATTACTTGTATGAACTCAAGCCTAACTCTGGCACAAGCCTAAAAGATTCAGTCATTAGGCTTGAGGAGAAAGTAGAAATCCTTTATCAAATGATGTTGCAAAGAGGGAAGAATGAATGAAACCTGTTGCCAAGAAAGCCACACCTGCCGCACTTGCAGTCCTGCGCCAAGCCACAGCGATAGCACCATTGCGTATGAAAGCCAGCGATGGACTTCTGCCATCGAACGCTCATCTCAAGCAGAGTCCTGCGAGCGACCATAACACTGGTCTTGCTGTTGACCTAACCCACGACCCGAAGCATGGTATTGATTGTGAAGAAATTTTTGAAAAACTTAAAGAGGATAAGCGTGTCAAGTATCTTATCTTCAAAGGAAAAATCTGGTCCAGAGAAAAGTCGAAGTTGGGAAACAGACGGTACACTGGGAGTAATCCTCATAACAAGCATCTACATATTTCTATTGAGTCCGCTATGGCTACCGATACTTCTCCGTGGTTTTGGTGGATGAATCAACCTAAGATTGTTAATCAAGTTATCTCAAAGGTAACACCTGTGCCTGCTAAAAAAGCATACACAACCGAAGTTTGTACATGTTGCAAGTTGCACGGTACAAAAAAATAAGGAGAAATAATGCTAGATAAACTATCACCCCAATTACGCCACACAACAATCCTTGTTATTGGTGCGTTGCTTGGTGTTCTTGTAGAACAACTACCTACATATAATTTACCTGATGCCATTGCTCCATTTGTAGGAGTGGTACTAACTCAGGCTACTTTATACTTTACCAAAATAACAAATCAATACGGTAAGTAATTTAAACTTAAGACACAAAGAAACCCCCGCGCTAGAGAAATCTAGTTAGCGGGGGCTTTTTTGCTTTATCTGGGCTTTTGATACTTAACTGGACCTCAATCGCGCAGACCCTCAAAGAACTATAGACCGATTCCCCAACAGGCTATAGCAAAATTATTGTACCACTATCCGCCAGTCTTGTAGAACCCTGGACCCCTGAAATGCACAGCAGGTGGCGTAAAGACACGGCGCATGTCACCCTCACACAGGCTACAGACAGGTACATTGGATGATTCTTTTACAGACAGGTGCAGTTCCTGCACTACATTACAGGCGTTACATTGAAAGTCATACTGTGGCATCTTCACCATC